CAAAACCAAGTCCTGAGGGTACTATTTATGTTAAAGGAACTGAGATGAATAAAACTAAAGTAAAAAAAGCGATAGAAAAAGCAAAACAAGATAAGATGGACGTTAAAATAGTTAATGAATCTGAAATGAATACACCTATGAAATTAGAATATCTATCCGAAATTAAAGATTCTGAAACTGGTGATGTATCTAAACCATTCACAATAGCAGATAAAAAATATCAAATGGTTAGGGCAATGACACCTGACAGACAAAAAGTTATGGGTGTGTATTGCATGGATGAAGTTGATAGCGAGGGTAATAATATCATACATGATGTTAAGTACTTTGAAGAAAACATAGCAAATAAATTTATTAAAGAAACTGGTGTTGTAGAACCTGATGGGCCTGAGGCGGCAACATTAATGGGGTTAGAAGAAAAAAAAGAAAATCCAAGTTTTGAAGGGCATAAACATTTTATTGTTAACCAAAAGACTGGTAAAGCTAGGAAATTTAAATCTATTGAAGAATTAGCTAAGGCTCAAATGGGTGAGGATGAAAAATATATGGGTATTAGAGAATTCAAAAAGTTTGTTGACGAGGCTTTATTTGGCGCTAGCAAAAGACATTCTATGACTGAAGTTGATGATGTTACTGGGAACGAGTCTGATGTAGAAATGAACGCTAAAGCTCAGAAATTAATGAAGATGATAGGTAAGAGAGTACCATCAACAGTGATTGATACAATTAAAACAAATAAAGTAGCACAAAGAGAAGTTATTGCGGCTTTTGCTGAATTGATAGGCGTACCTAGAAACGGATTATCTCAGTTACTTACTGGTATTAAAGATATTGCAAAGGCTAACCAACAAAAACAAGCAACTTCTGGTGAACAACCTGCTGCTGCTGCTGTAACAGAAAAAAGAATAATTAAAGTAAAAGATATAAAATAAAAATATGAGCGAATTTAAAAAATTAGCAGAAAAAGCATTGGCTAAATCAACGCAAAAAAAAGTATTAAATGAAGGTGTAATGTATCCAGAGGGACTAACTGAAAGGATGCACCCAACTTTAGAAGATGATTTAGTTAATCAAAGACACTCTTTAGGTAAACATCCAGCATTTCCAGAAGGGGATGAATCGTCTTTTGAGGAAAAGGCTTTAGGTGAGCGTTTTAATGAAGTTTGTAAGCGTTATAAAAGAGCATTTGACGTTGAAAACATAGATAACCAAAAGGTTATGACAGAAATGATGCCAATTGTTTATGAAACTATTGGGTTAGAATCTAAGCACAAAAAAGCCCTTGAAGAATTGGCAATTAAAATGATTAGAGAAGAGTATAATATGGGTGAAGACGCTGTTGAAATTGTTGCCGAGTTGACACCTAATATTAACATAGAAGGTACTAAGAAAAACCCAAAACCAATGCCTGTTGAGGGTATGGAATTTGAGTCACACGATGACATGGTCAATGCAACTGATGAAGTTTATAAGAGAAGGTTTTTAAATGCTATGGGACAAGGTGCTGCTAAAAAATGTAATCACATGTTTCATATGGTTGATGATGAATTAACTGATATGGACCCTAGATTACCGAATAAGTATAACAAGATGATGTCAGCTGCTGATTATATGTATTATGTTATCCCTAAAATGGATAATCAAGTTAACGGTGGTGTTGTTAGGGTTGAATTTCCAACTGAACAAAACCCTAAAGCTAAAATACATGCACAAGCTATGGTATTCCCTGTATTAATTCATGAAATTGTTAAGGGTGTTATGGAATTGTTATCAGCACATGGTTTACCAAAAGATAAAAATATGGCAAACTATGTTGTTAATAAAGCAGATTTCTTAGCAGCAGAGCCATGGGATATGAGATTAGGTCCAGCTGTTTGGGGTAAATTTACTGACAAAATACCTGCCGATGATTTTGGTTTAAAACATCATATATATTCTGAATTAGCTTCATTACCAGCAAAAGAATTTCATAATCAAATGAGGGAGATTATGGCAGGTACTAAAAGAGGGCAAAAAGTTATTGATGAAATATTACATGGTGTTAAGCGAGGGTTACAAGAAGATGAGTTTAATCAGGCAATAAACGAATTAAACATGGGGGATGATTGGGAAGAAAACGGAGATAATTTTGACGAATTTTTATAAAAATTAAAACACTCATTATTGAGTGTTTTTTTTGTAAATTTTTATAAAGATTTATTTATAAAATGCAAGTGTAAGTTATATTTATTAAAAAAGCCTCACATGACAACCCCAAAAATTTTATTTGTATTAAAAAAGAGAAGATTGTACAACATGCCAACAGCAAAAACGTTGCATTCTGGATTATTTAACAGCGCAACATTTGTTAATGACATGCTTAACAGAAACGGCATTGAATCTAACTTAGTTCAGGTCGATGATAATAATTGTATAGATAGAGAAGTTTCAAAGTATAAACCAACACATGTAATTGTTGAAGCTCTTTGGGTTATCCCAGAAAAATTTGACACGTTACATAAATTACATCCAAGGGTTAATTGGATTATTAGACTACATTCTGAAATGCCATTTATTGCAAATGAAGGTATGGCTATGGAATGGATTTTTTTATACGATAAAATGGGTAAAAAAAATAAAGTTCAAATTGCACCAAATACTGAAAAAATGTACAGCGATTTGAAAAAATCTGGGGTGAATAATTTAATTTTTTTACCAAATTATTATCCAGTTATGAATGGAGAAAAGATTATTTTTAAAGATAAAAAACATGTTGATATTGGTTGCTTTGGTGCTATAAGACCAATGAAAAATCAATTAATACAAGCAGTCGCTGCAATTGATTTTGGGAATAAAATTACAAAACCAATTCATTTTCATATAAACAGCGAAAGAATAGAAAAAGGTGATAGCGCATTAAGAAATATTAGAGCATTATTTGAAAACCAAGAGATTCATACATTAATTGAGCACCCATGGTATAGTCACAAAGATTTTAATGATATTATACGTAAAATGGACATTGGTTTACAAGTGTCACTAAACGAAACATTTAATATTGTTGCTGCTGATTTTGTTTCTAATGATATACCAATCATTGGCTCTAATGAAATTAGTTGGTTAAGCTGTTTTTATAAAGCTAGCCAAACATCAAGTGACGATATTGTAAAGAAAATTAAATTTGCTTATAAATTTAGAAAACTTAATATACAGAAATTAAATAAATTAGGACTTATTAAGACAAGTGAATTTGCAAGAAGCACATGGGTTAAATATTTCAAAAAACATTAAAATACGGTTTTAATCGTCTACTAGCATATTTATTAAATAAAAGAATATGTTGACAAGACAAGAAATAATAAAAGAGTACGCCAAGTGTCTATCTAGTCCAATTTATGCAATTGAGACTTACTTAGAAACATTTGACAAAACTCAAGAAGGATTTGTCCAATTCAAATTATTCCCAAGACAAAAAGAAATTTGCCACGCGTATGAGCACCATAGGTTTAATTTAATAACTAAACCTAGACAGGCTGGTGTATCTACAACAACAGCCGCTTATCTATCAATTAAGGTAGGTTTTGCCGATGAAGAGAATCCAGAAGCGGTTCTAATTATTGCAAATAAGCAAGAATTGGCATTTGAATTTTTAGCAAAAATTAAAGATTTTGTTTCACAGTTACCTAGATGGGTTTGGGGTCCAGAGTATTATGGTTCACATAAAAACGAATCAAAAAGTATTTTCATAACAGATTCAAAAAAAGAGATAAAGCTACCAAATGGTAGTCGTGTTAAAGCCGTAGCAACATCAAAGGATGCTCTTAGAGGTTTTACGCCGACATATCTTGTTATGGATGAGGCAGCGTATATTGATAATGGTGCTATTGTATTTGGTGCTGCTTTAACGGCACTTGGTACTGGTGGTAAGGCAACACTTATATCAACACCAAATGGTATGGATAAGCTTTATTATGAAACATACGCACAATCAAAAGCAAAAAAGAATAATTTCAATATAATTGAAATGAAATGGTATGAAGATTTAAGGTACAATAAAGACCTTAAATGGGTTAAAGGGGATGAAATATTTGATGAAATTGAATTTTGTTTTGATTCATACACTAGAATGATTGACGGTGGTTATAAACCAACTTCATCTTGGTATGAGGAAATGTGTAGAGGTATGAATAATGATTCTAAAATGATAGCACAGGAATTGGATGTATCATTTATTGGTTCTGGTGGTAACGTAATTAACGAAGAAATTATTGAAGAACAGGATAGATTAAATGTTATAGAACCAGAATTTGTTAGTGGTACTGAAAATGAAATTTGGATTTGGAAACAACCTGAAGAAGGTCACCAATATATTATGGGTGTTGACGTTTCTAGAGGTGATAGTGAGGATTCATCTACTATTGTTATGTTAGATTTTACAACAATGGAACAGGTAATGGAATATCAAGGTAAGATTCAACCAGATTTATTGGCCCAAATTGTTGAGGAGTATGGTGAATTATACAAAGCATATACCGTTGTCGATATTACAGGTGGTATGGGTGTAGCAACAGTTTTAAAGTTATTAGAATTTGATTACAAAAGGTTACACTATGACACACCAAACGGTAAAATATTATCAACAAAACAAAAACAAATGGAGGCATATAAAAAAGATAATAAAGTCCCAGGCCTTCAAGTAAGTTCACTTAGAGCACAATTAGTTGCTAATTTAGAAGAAAAAATTAGAAATAATATTGTTAAGATAAGGTCTGCCAGAATGATATCTGAAATGAAAACATTTGTTTATAAAAATGGTCGTGCTGACCATATGGATGGTTATCATGATGATTTGTTGATGGCAATGGGAATGTGTTTGTGGGTTTTAGAACATTCATTTAAAAACCTTGAAAGATTAGAAAAGCAAACTAAAGCTATGTTAAATAGTTGGGTTGCAAGTACAGTTCAAACTGATACTGAGGCACAAAGGGGTACTGGTTTTGTTTCAAAAGAAAATAGACATAAAGCTGCCGCACCAAAACCAAATTTTAGCCCAACTGTGGCTAGAAATATGCAAGACCCAAAAGGTCAGTATATGTGGTTATTTAGCGGCTCAAAATAAAAAAATATAAAATGGCAGTTCAACCACAATCTAGAGGCAAATACGCTCTAAAAACTTACGGTAATTTTTTATATACTTGGACCCCCGAAGCGCCAACATATAATAACAAAATACGAAATAGGGGTGATAAAAATTCTTATTGTAATGCTTTGCCTGGGACACAGGGTCAAGATTGGATTTGTACTTATGTTTATGACTTATCAGTTGTTAATGGTGTACAAGAAAGATTAGCATACGTAGAATGTGATTATGTCAAATAAACTTGATTTAAATTAAAAAATCGTTATAATTAAATAAAAAAAATGGCAAAAAATAATTTAACCATATTTCAGAAATTAGGCAAAATATTAGGGCCTGATGGGTTTAAAGTTAATGAACCCGCACCTCAAAGATTTAATATCAATAAAGATGTTTTATTAAAAACAACTGATAAGCAGGAATTTGAGATTGCAAAATTACAAGCACAACAAAATAGATACTTAGGTCAAGTATGGAAAAAAGTTGAGACAGGCTTATTTCAACAAGCTGTAAATTATGAAACAACTAGAATTGGTTCGTATTCAGATTTTGAAGCTATGGAATTTTATCCAGAAATAGCGGCCGCTTTAGATATTATGATGGAAGAATCAACAACATTAAATTCTAATGGTAGAATGATTAATGTTTATTCTGAAAGCAAAAGAGTTAAAACCATTGTTGAAGATTTGTTGTTTAACAGATTAGATATACATACATCTTTACCCATGTGGACAAGAAATACTTGTAAGTACGGTGATAATTTCGTCTACCTTAATATCGATGATAAGAATGGTGTTGTTAGTGTTAAACAAATGCCAAACTATGAAATGGAAAGACGTGATGGTGGTTTGTTCGATATGTTAACTCAAAAAACAGACGAAAATTATATAACAGATAAGGTTAAATTTTATTGGAGAGGCCGTGATGTTGAGTTTAATTCTTGGCAAATGGCTCACTTTAGATTATTAGGTGATGATAGAAGATTACCATATGGTACATCTGTTTTAGAAAAGGCTAGAAGAATTTGGAAACAATTAATTCTTTCTGAAGATGCTATGTTGGTTTATCGTGTTACCAGAGCACCAGAAAGAAGAATATATAAAATCTATGTTGGTAATATTGATGATAAAGATGTTGAAGCATACGTAAATGAAATAGCCAATAGATTTAAAAGAGCACCAATTGTTGACCCAGCAACAGGTCAGATTGATTTGAGATATAATCAATTGTCAAACGACCAAGATTATTTTATTCCTGTAAGAAGTGAAGACGCACCTAATCCAATCGATACATTACCAGGTGCTGCAAATCTAGACCAGATTGCGGATATTGAATACTTACAGAAAAAATTATTTACTGCGTTAAGAGTTCCAAAACCATTTTTAGGTTTTGATGAAACAACTGGCGATGGTAAAAATCTTGCACTTCAAGATATTAGATTTTCTAGAACTGTTAACAGAATACAACAAGCAATGTTACAGGAATTAAATAAAATTGTAATTATTCATTTGTATGTATTAGGTTTTGAAGATGATTTAGATAACTTTACATTAACATTAAATAATCCATCAACACAAGCTGAAATGCTTAAAGTTGAACACACACAATTAAAAGTTACGTTGTACAAAGATGCAGTATCTGATGCTGGTAATGGTTTTGGTGCTATGTCAATGACAAGAGCTAAAAGAGAAATTCTTGGATGGTCTGATGATGATATTAAACAAGACCTTCTTGAACAAAGAATGGAAAAAGCGGCAGCTGCTGAAATTGCAAACACAGCACAAGTTATTAAACATACAGGTATGTTTGATACTGTTGATAGAATTTACGGTGATATTGATGCTGCAATGGAAGGTGGCGGTGGCGCGGCAGCTGATGGTGGTGCAGCCCCTGCAGGTGGAGGCGGCGGTGGTGGTAGCACGTCTGGATTAGGTGGTGGATTTGGTGGTGGTGGTACAACTGAAACCGATTTAGATTTTAGTGGTGGTGAGGGTGGTGCTGAAGCTGGTGCTGAAGGTGAAGAATCAGCAGCAGCTACTGAAGCAGGTGGTGAGGCAGCGGCTGCTGGTGAAGTTGCTGGTGCGGAAGAAACAGCTGCTGAAACAACAGCCGAAGAAATTAAAAAAATTGATAATTTATTAGTTGAAGAGAAGAAAAAAATTCAAAATAAATTAAACGAAAGGTCCGAAAAATATAAAGGATTATTTATTAACAAATTAATTGATATGGTTGATAACGAACCAAAACCAATAGAAAATACTAAAATTTATAATAAAAATATAAAAATAAATGAAGGTATTAACACTATGATTAATGATATTGATGATATGTTGAAATAATAATTTAAGATTTTTGAACAAATAATGATATTTATAAAGTAAAATAGTACTAATGCAAAATTTTGGTAAAATTAAAAATACGTTCAATAATTTACTAGTTGAAGCGATTGCAAAAAAAGACGAAAAGACTAAAAAATTGTTTAAACAATATATTAAAGCAATTAAAGAAAGTGAAATATTAAGAACGCAATTTTTAATTTATAGTAATATAGAAAACAAAATAAGCGACGATTCGTTATCTGTTTTTTCTTTTGTTTCAGAAAACTTAAGATTATTAGAGAAATATAGTCAGAAAGACATATTAAAAGAAAACACAAAATTAACTTCAATGTTAAAAAAAGTCAATTTTAATATTAGTGATAGCTATGATTTATTGAACCTGCATGAATCAATTACAAAATTGACATTTATCAATAAAACACCCCAGAATATTGAAACAGTAACGACAGAAGTAAAAAAAATAACTGATTATATTTTAGCAAACAAACCAAAAGAAGTCAATGAGAGTTTTGATTTACCATTAAGTATGATTTCAAAATTAATGGTTGAAAAATACAATGAAAAATATGCTACTTTGACTGATTCGGATAAAAAAGTGATTAAAGTTTTAATGAGCCCAAGTCTTGACGCAAAAAAAGAGTTTTATCAAACAGAAGTTAATGAATGTATTAAAATTGTGGATAAATTAATTAGCGAGGAGACAGGTGAATCAAAAGAAAAATTATTAAAAGTTAAGGGTAAACTATTAGAAGAGCAAGAAATTGATAATGAAATATTTCTAGAGAAGATTTCTAAACTCATGGAATTAAAAAATAACTTAATAGATAATTAAGATAACTTAATTTACAATTAAAATGCATAGTTCTATTGAAACCAACGAAAATTTGATAAAACTTAAGGAACTAAGTGATAAGCTTTGTTTAGATAGTTTTGAGGTAGAGGTTGATGATAATAATAACAAAGTTATTGTATCAGAAATTAATAAAATAATGGAATTTGAAGCGTCTGAAATTGAGAATCAAAAAGATAAAGACGAGAAGTTAAAGTGTTATAAAGAAATGTTTCAAAATTTAAAAATAATGGTAAGTCAATTTAAATTTTGTTAAAAAATGAATCCACAAAATGAAACTTGGGGTGACTACAGTAAGTTAGTCCTTAAAGAATTAGAAAGATTAAATGACAACTACGAAAGAATGAGACAAGATATTGATTCTCGCTTTCAAGAAATGCAAAATACGTTATCCGATTTTAAAAATACTGAAAGATTAGTTTCAGACCACAAGACTTGGATTGAGAAGGTTAATGACGTTTGGTCACCACAGCAAATGAAGGAAGCCAAAGATGAAATTTACAGTCAGAAGAATAAATGGGTTGCCACTGTTGCTATTGTCACATTTTTGCAAATTGTGTTAGGATTCGTTATATTTTTTATTAAAAAATAAGCCATAGGGTATTGACACATTAATTATTTTTTACTATACTTGGATAAAAAACACCAGGTATGAAAAAAGGAAAAGAATTAAAAGTCAATCAATTTAAAAACTATAATGTTGTTTACGGTAGTGTAAATAATAAAAACCCAAAAGCAATTTATATTAATATTTCGGCTTGGGCTGAACCAAAAATTGATGGTTTAGTAAATTACAATAGAATAATACGAGATACAGATAAAAGTATAAGACAAACAATCTATAACTCTATTGATTCAAATAATATTATCCCATTTTTTAAAGATAAAACAATCGTAGACTTTGATATTAGGCAGTCAGGTGTAAAATACGGAAAAAGAAGTTTTACAAATTGTGAAATGACTCTTTACATGAAGAATGAAATCCCAGTTAATTCAGATAGTTTAAAACCAACAATATATAATTTAATTGAAGATTCGATTAACTCAGTATTTGAAAATAACGAATTTTTTAAGTTTTATAAAACAAAAAAATAATATGAACTATTTTACGTATACAAGAACTGAAATGTATTATAATTACATTTTACCAATAAGTGAAATATTACAGAATTCGTTACTTAGTACAGAAGATAAGTTAATATCAATTAATGAGTTGATTGATTCTTTCCATAAAAACGATAAAAATAAAAGATAAATTAAAACCCCGAGATAGTTCGGGGTTTTTTTATTGTTCTAACATATTTATTGTAATAAACGATAGATATGGATTTAACATTAGTAAAAGCTGGGCAAGCTGGATTTGGTTATTTAATTGAGCATGATGCTGGATTTATATCCCCTAGCGACCCTAAAAATCAATCCTTAATTAGGGAGTTTAAAAAACTAGATTTAGGTCAAGATAGTCCAGATAGCCTAGTTGTTTATGTTGTACTTCAAAAGTACGGTGTAAAAAATAGAAACGGAAGAATATATCCTGAAGAAATACTTAAAACACAAAACGAAATTTATCAACAAGCAATTAGAGAAAGAAGAGCGATTGGTGAATTAGACCATCCTGAATCTAGTGTTATTGCTGGTGATAGAGTATCTCATAATATTATACAAACATGGTGGGAAGGAAAAACCTTGATGGGTAAGATGGAAATCTTAATGACCAAGGGTTATATAAACTACGGTATCGTATCAACAAAGGGTGATGAAGTTGCAAATTTATTAAGAAACAATATCATGATTGGTGTATCGTCTAGGGGTGTTGGTTCTTTAAAAGAAATCAAGGGTGATTTTATTGTTCAAGACGACTTTGAATTAATATGTTGGGACGTTGTTACCGCACCTAGTACTCCAGGTTCTTGGATGTTTAAAAACAAAGAAGAAGCAAAACCATATGTTGAGAACAGAATTATTAAAAAGCCAAATCTTAATGAGGGCTTAGATAAATTCTTAATCGATTAAAATAATCCTAAAATTTTTAGTTAAAATTGAATTTTTATAAATATGTACATATTTATTATGTAAGTGGGTTGTACTCACTATATTATTCTTTAATAATAATTTAAAATAACAAAAAAAAATACAAATGGCTGAAAAAAAATCAATTTATGAAGGAGCTCTTTTGGATATCAAAGTTATCCAAGAAGCTTTAAATGCCAATACCAAAGAAATACTTCGCTCCGTTGCGAGAGAAGAAATTGATGGTCTGGTGAAAGAATCACTTGAAGAAGGTGGTTACGAAGAAGAAGCCGTTGAAGATGACATTGAAGGTCCTGAATCTGGAGATGAAACTGAATCACCTGAAGGTGAGGAAGGGGATATCGAAGGTGATGAGACTGATATTGAAATCGGAGGCGACGAATCTGATGAAGAAGACGAAGAATCTCCAGAAGTTGGTCCAGAAGACGACCAAGAAATGGGAATGGGTGCAGATGACGCACTAGCAGGAGATGATTTGGATATGACTGACGCATCGGATGATGACGTTATCGCTATTTACAAGAAATTGAGTGGTGATGATGAAATCGAAATTGTTGGTGATGAAATCCACCTTAATATCTCAGAACCAGGAGAGTACATCGTTAAAAAAGGTGCACTTGGAATGGACGAATCTATGTACGAATCTATGGATGAAACAAATGAAGAGTATATGGAAGAAGGATGGGATAGTATGGAAGAAGGCTATGAAGAAGAAGGATTAACTTATGAAATAGCTATGGATAAAGATTCAACAGTGATGGAAGATGAAGAAAAAGAAGAAGATGATGAAGAAATCGTGAAAGAAGAAGACGAAGATGCTGAAGAAAGTGCTAACCTAGAAGAATTCGAAGCTAAAAATAGAGTTCAACAAAATTTAGCTGGTGGTAATTTAACTAAAATTAAAGGTCCTGGCGCTAAACAAGGTGCTAAATTTCAAGGTGTTCAATCTGAATCTGTATCTTCTAAAAATGTTATCATCGAAGCTGAGGTTAAGTACAAGAAATTGTTAAACGAAGCAACACAATTAAAAGCCGAAAATGAAGACTTTAGAAAAGCTCTTAAGAAATTC